CTTTCAAAAGCATTCATAGCTGAAGTTAAAAGATCAGTCGCTTCCTCAGTAGTTCCCAATCCTGCGACAGCTAATTTGCCGGCCGTTTCTAATGTTCCCATAGCTTGGCTGGCATCTATACCGGCAGATCTAATCTGATAAAGAGATGATGCTAACTCGTCAGCACTAATGGGCATTCGGGTTGATAATTCTAAAACTGCTTTATTCATTTCGTCCATACTCTCAGTATTAGTATCAACCAAAGTTGAAACATCAGCCATTTTCTTTTCAAAAGAAGCAGCCGCCTGAACCGCTTTAACACCGATTCCAACTGCCGCCGCACCAGCCGCAACACCAACACCGATCAATCCTGCTTTTAGTCCGCCCAAGCGTCCAGTCATACCCTTCATTTTAGCGCTGGCTTGATCTTTAGCCGTGAGAACGAATTGTAGAGGGATCTGAGATCCGCCGCCTATTGGCATCTCTCTCCATTTCGCTTTGTTCTTTAATTAAATTATCTTTTATCAATTCATTAAACCAAGCAGGATTATTAATATAATCCCAATAAGTCCAATTCATTGCTTTACAGATATTAACTATTTCTTTGTTTCTGAGCTTTTTTTTTCACCTAAATTGGTAATTTTGTTAATCTCATCAACAATAAACTGATAATCTTTACTTCTCATATCAAGAGCATTTTGTAAAATGTTCTCTTTAGAACCATCAATAGACACTATCAACATTTCAAGTGCCTTGTGATTAGCCTTAGATACAAGAGAACCTTTTAACTTTGGCGATGCTGAGCCCTTTAATGTGGGCTTGACTTCCATCTCCATACTATCAAGAAAAATCCCTTGTATTTCTTCCATTTCACCGCCCGAAGCATAGGTCTTAATCTCAACCTTATGCTTATCGATTGGGGTTTCGATAACCTTAGTGGGTCTGTCCATTTTAACCTCCTCCAATTAATTAATACCCTGTCCCATCAAGCAAGTTAACTAATTCGCATAGATGGATTATTTTTTGAGCATTAGTTTCATCATACTTAGCAGTAAAGGTAAGATTTTGAACTACGACCTCATCTAATTCACGGACAGGCTCCCATTCATCAAAATCAACATTAGGCAACTGAAATTTTAATGAGTGATTAGCATCAATATAGAAATAAATCTCAACTGCTAAATTAGTATTAGCAAGCATATAATCGCGCCAAGTCGTATTCTCTAAAGCCAAACCAATCGATCCGGTAACCGATAATTGCCTATTGTTAATATCCTGAGGTTCAAGAGAGCTTGCGTTAGGCATTAAAGACAGGTTCTTATTAATATTAAATGTAAGTTCAGTTAAATCAAGTTCAGATGCAGCGCCCAAATCACCAATAGCAGAAGCGACCCTAAATTGTAAATGATTAGGAATATAATAAGAGCCTTTAGATGTATAATCCGGCGTTTGCGCAGCCCAATCTTTGCCAACCTTAGACAAAACCGCCATCCTATAATTGACCGGCTCGTTTGGCACTACCGATATTTCAAACTCATTAATCATAGCCAGCGCGAATAATAGATTTTGAGTAGGATCTTGCAAAAGCATAGCTAAAGATTGATGAGCATTATTTTCATCGGCTAAAGTATAAGTATGAGTATAAGGTGGTCCCGCGCTTGATGATGGCGATGCACCCATAACATTTGTCAAAACCATACCCAAAGCCTTATCTCTTAATACAGCCTCAATAGTCCCTTCAGACTGCTTATTTACAACCGCGGCTTCAGCCCCATCAGCTATTTGCCCCATAGCCTCATTAAATCTGGATTTTACCACGGTTGGTCTTAGATCATTAGAAGCAAAAGGTGTCCAAAACAAAGTCGTTGGTAAAGCAGGCGTGCCTCTGACAGCTTCTTTACCTATTGCGAAATCGCTTCTTCGACCTATAAATTTTGCCATTTTAACCTCCTAATTATTAGGTTACATCGTATATTTTATTACAAATTAATTTTATATCAGCTGTCCGGCAATATCCGATCGGTGTCGGTACTATATCCCAGCTTGAAGGCAATGGTATAAGATAATCTATTTCCCCATTAAGAGTAATATTAGATCTTTTATCAAACTCATCTAATATCTGTGATACCACGCCCTCCAAAACATTTTCAGCCCTTTGCTTGGCGCTTTCAGATACATCACTAATAGGCACATCTTCCAATAATTCATAAATTCTTATTATAAATGTAAATGATCGCATATTCTCAGCCGTTGAAAAAAAGTCGTTCTCATTTTCAGACATAAAGACGCATACCGCCGGGAAGCCTCTAAAATGTGCCTTCTCATAATTAGATACATCTTTAACTCTATCAACGCTTGCCGAGATTATATTCATTATTGCTTTTTTTATATTTGAAATTGAGGTAGCCATTATCTCGCCTTTCGAGCAATCTCTTTAAGGGCTTTATCTAACAGAAATTCAAAATTCTTTTGGATCTGAGATTGAGCTTTTTCGGCGCCTCGTTTCAGGAACGGCCGGGCGCGCATATATCTTGTGCCTTCGTGAACATAAATCGCATAATGAACTTTTGGCGTAATTTTGCCCCATAAAAGCCCGAATGTTTTGCCCTCGCCTATTGATGTTCTCAGCCGACCCGTTTTATAAGGTGTTATAGGTACAGTTGCATCAACAACCTGCTCAATGGATCTCTCAATCGCTTCCTGCATATATTTTGCAGTAATGCGGGGGCTTTGCATCATCGCATATTGGATTTTCTTTAAATTTTTAATCTTGATTGACATCTTCATTATTGATCCTCGCTACGATTGACGATCAATAACTTATATTGGTGCGCGCCAAAGTCCATTTCTTTTGTATCTTGAACATCATATACAATAGTATTAATAACTATCTGATCGCCAGCCTCAGCTTCGCAATCAATTTCGGTATAAATATTATATTGCTGAGTATACATTCCGCCATATCTTGAGCCTTTTTCGGGGCTGGGCGATTGCTGTGAGCAAGGCCAGATAGAAAAGGTTGCCGAATATCCGGATCTAAAATCATCTTCTTTCCGCCTTCTTCTTATTGTTAATTTTCTATCAAGAAAATATCTCATAGTCCCTTCCTATAAAGTCGGGACTCGATATCCATCTAATAAATAATCAAATCCCAGCTCTTTTATGTCTTTATCGAATCGCGTATAGCTATATTCGCCCAATGATTCAGATTTTAAATGGCTACCCTTACGATCATTGAAAAACTTTTTAACTATTTGAATACAAGCCATTTTCAAATCTTCCGGAATGGTAGAATACCCGCCATTATAAGATATCCTATAATTATTTACACCTTGAGTAAATATCCCCGTCTTAAAAACCACTTCTTTATTATGCCCTTCAATATGATAATATTTCGAATCAATAGTTGACCAAGAGTCAGTATTTAAAGTGGTTTTTCGATGCTGTATTCTCACAATCGAATTAATAGGCCAATATCGAGGTAATAAATAATTAGTATCATCACCGCTGTGCATCTCATCAGAATAATCATCGGCATTAAAGGTTCTTTTGCAATATCTATCTATATAATCAGTAACGCGATTAATAAGATTGATGATAAAATCATCGTCATCAGTTCCTTCAATCCCTAATTCTTCTTTAACATCAGCCACGACAATAAATGTATTGGAATTTAGGCTGGGCATTATTTCGTCCTGTAACCCTTTTTCTTGCGCGGCATCATCATCTTATTAGGGTGCTTAACCATTCTGGTAGGGCTTCTTTTTACCAATGAAGCTTCCCCAAGACTAATTAATCGATGAGCCTCGTTTTTATCAACCAATGTAACTTCACCAGTTTTTAACATTTTAATTCTGATCATAAGATCCTCCAATCTGGCAAGGAATCCTGAAATTCCCAGCCAGTATGTAAGACCCTATACTATCTTAGGTTCGGATACCAGTTAACGAAGCAAGTGCGCCTTCAGTAACAAGTTCACCATCGTGGCGTTCTTCAACAATTACACCAGTTAAGTTGCGTTGCCATAGGGATTTAAGAGTTCCATCAACTTCAACCGTAGCCTGATTAGAGACGCGAACTTCCATTCCTCTTTTAACAGCAATCCAGTAATAGTTAAGATCAACAAAGTAAATATTATTGATCGAAACATCATTCGATTCAAGAATTGGTCGTCCCTTAAGAGTTGGCAATCCATCAGCAGTCATAGCATCATTAAAGATCGGCCGGCCAGTAGTATCAAGCATTCCCTGAACGCTGGCAACAGTCTCAGTTGC